GGCACCCGCATTATTTGGGGCTGGGGGTGTCATGGGTGAGTTGCTGTTACCCATATTGTTGCGGTCGGCGTTCTCATTTGCCATCACGTTCTCTGCGTCGTTGGCACCGTTGACGTAGTTGCCGCTGTTGAAAGAACCATTAGGTGCTAATGCCGCATTGAAATTAGGGTTTTCCATGTTCATGTTCATCGCATTGTTGCCATCGGCAAAGCCCTCATTTCGTGCCTTCTTGAGGAGACCACCGAATGTCGGGTCGATCATATAAAAAACACCGAGAGCGATTGCCACGATGAGGACGGCCAAGACAATGTTGCGTGACTCCATTTGCTTTATCTATTTGCGATGGTAGTTATTTTTTTACGACAGGTTGTGTGTTTCATCCTCCTCGGCTAACCATTCCGAGAAAGTCGACTCATCGTCGGAAGGTTCATACTTTTCATACCAACGTGCTGCTTCTGCCTCTGCCTGTTGGAATAGATGCCGAATACGCGTCTTTTCAGACTGCTTTTCTCTTTCCCTAGCCGCCGGGTCTACGAGTTTCAGCTCAGACCCACCCTCCACGCTCGGAATATCGGAGACTTCTGCCAATTCGTCATCAGCCCCTGTTCCCCAATCCAATTCAATAACATTCTTAACTTCAGATACACTGAACTGCGGAACAATAGAAGACCGGGAAATCATGATATCCGTTAATGTAAAGGACACAGAACCCGATGTAAAAGAATTAGGGAACTCAATCCGGACGACTGTATACGGACTTAGCATAGTTCCATTGCTCGTGGATACAAATCCCCATGGTGGAGATATAGTATCCAAAGACGCATAACTAGGCGAGTTCTTAAACAATTGTGTATTCTTCACGAGTTCTGATAGCATACGTTGTCGCAAAGCATCAAACTTAGCTTGACATGTCATATCCATACTGAAATTCCCTTTCGCATAGTGAATAGGTACATCCAGAAGTACCGGGTGTGTTAGATGAACGCTATAGCCTTCTTCGTTTGATACTTTTGTCTTCGTGGGTGAGCTAAACATTTGTAAAAAGACCTGCGATGTATATCGTCAAAAAAGTCCGCACGCTAGAATAATGACCGAACGTGATCGTCATACAGAAGCTATAAATGATTTTACGTACCATATTGGCGACAAACTCATGGCCATGTTACATACTCCGGAAAATCAGGCTCGTCTTCAGTCAGTGCTTGATCCTATTGTGAGTCACATCATCGGGCGTGTATTTCCCTATATTTTGCTTTCTGCTGTCCTTTTTCTGATCTTGTTTTTGCTGACAATCGGTACCTTCTGGATGGTTATGCGGACGTCTGTGTTATCTCCTGCGCTGTCGCCAGCTGTGACTGCTGCATCAGTAGTTGCCAGTCTTGTTCCTTGATATCCTGTAAGTACGTCTTTTGAAACTCCTTTAACGTATCAGCTTCAGGTACAGGAGGTGCGGCGGCCCACTTATCCCATTGCTTGGTTCCCATTAGGCTTTCCTCTGTTTCCCACATTCCTGTCAGCATCTCCTTTGCTCGCCTATACACCTCTTGGTGTCCTTTGGAATGTGTCTTAATTGTCTTTTCCATATGCCCCCGATATTTGATCGCCCAGTACGCAGACTTATATTGTAATGTTGGTACACCCGATGTATAATCGCATCCCATCAGTACACACATCTCAACAAACTGATCATAGGTAAATCCCACTTCCTGGATAATCGTTTCTAGACGAAACATGTGCCATCCCGATTTGTCACCTGGTAAAGCGTACGTATCCGGTAATAGCAGGATAGGAACGCCACGAGCCAACATATCATAATCGTTGCTTATCACAGCGGAAAACATACCACGACGTGCGAAGTACGCTAATACATTGTCTGCCTCACCTGTCGCATTATACGACATAATACCACAGGCGTAAAAGAGTTGCTTTGCGATATCTCGTTCATCCGAGGTTAAGAAGTTTGCCGTATGCTCTAGCCGCTGAAGTTCTTCATCAATGACGCCACGCTGTAAAGATGACATTGGTGTGCTATCAGCGTCGTTCTTAAGCACTTTATGACGGCTAGCGGCGGCTGTACGACGCTCCGATCGCTTTTCCAGCATCTTGCGTTTTTCCTCTGGCGGTTTGCCGTCAAAGATGGGTACCGGTGTAATTCCGTACTTCCTACATGCTATAATAAGTTGTGCTAGGTATGTGATTGGTGAAATTCGTTGTGACTTGGCTTTGTATAAGAAGCCAAGTATATCTAAACCGATTGAAGTTCCTGCGAAGGCACTCCAATCGGGTATTTCTACGCTGTTGGGGCTGGCCCAACGTAACCAGCCTGATAATCCGCGTATTCCCATGTTCAAATAAACTACAGTTTAACTTCTTGGGTTTGTAACTATCATTTTTTATGTTCATAAGGACAAGACATACGTAGTGATATAGTTTTTGGTTTGATTGTCTTGGCTTCTGTTCGCAGATGTGTAATCGTCTTTGCGATGAGACCGCAGAGTACAAACGATTTTTCTTCCGTGGTCTTGCCTGCCTGGAACGGTAAGAGAAACTCTATATGAGGTGCTAAGGCTGCTTTCACAATATAGTAGGCAAACACGTTGGTGTCCTCCTTCCACGGCTTAGGTGCTCGGGCCAAAATTTGTAGGGCTTGTGTATGCTGCCACGCCATTTGTTTTGCCCACGGTATGTCAAAGTAGGTACAGTATAACCATTCCGCATAACATTCTGTCCAGGCTTCGAATAAATGCGGTGCTAAGGTACCGTCCACGTCCCAACAGGCGGGCGGGGTCGGCCCCATCGGCCAATCCCAGCCCAAGGCATGAATACTTTCGTGTAAGATAACGCGTTCGTATTCTTCCGCACGATAGACCACGATGCTGTTTGATTTGGGTACGGCATAGCCGCCGTTCACGGAATGACGAGACGGCCATTCGTCCGCCTTGATCTGTCTGAGCGTATCACACATTACCAAGTTAACCTTGAATTCCGCAGGTACGCCTAACCAGAGAAGCAGACGCTCCACAGTCGCAGTGATTGGAATAGGATCCTGATCGGTCCAGAGTTCTAAGGTCGCATTAGCAGTTGGCAGCCTATAGGTATAGTGTTTTGTTTGTGGTCTTTTCAAGTACGCAGCGATCATGCCTCCATCCCATTCACTCTGTAGGCTTTTTTGTGCTTCTGCGTTTGGCAGCAGGCTTTGCGGTGGGGGTAAGGACCTTGTCTTGTGTTCCAAGGCCGACCGGCGATACAGGTTGAAGACCTGGGCCATTCTGAACGGGTATAGATTTCGTGCTGCTGTTCAAGCGTATAATTTCAAACAGATCTAATAGGGCAGCTTCTAGACTGAGAGGTGTACGATACGACGTGTGTGGCTCGGACATAGCCAGACTACACATCGCTTTCCAGAAGACATGTGGCTCTAGGTCATCGGCACATCGCTGAACTGCCGTTGCGATACTATCAATAATATCTGGTGCGTTTTGGCACAGACTAAGTGCCTGGTAAATACGGGCCCTTATCCATAAAATTACAGTAAGATTTGGCTTCTTACCTGATCGAGCCGCTGCGATTAGAAACCGCATCATCTCATCATAATAGTCCTGAATACGACGTGGCCATGTAGGAATATTACCATCTGGAAAAAACTTTACAATATTCTGTACACGTTCGGGCCGTCCATTACAACGGTCATAAGCGTTGTACGTTTTCAGCGGCTCGGGTATGCTAAGAGCCGACCACTGCGTAAATGGCATGCGTGGAACACTATGATTTACAAAAGCATCTGTGAGTAAGGATAAGGATCCAGTAATTTCACGTGCCGTCATCCATAGCATACCAGACGCTTCGGGTGGTAGCACATACTGCTGAATCACGGCACGTACACGAATAGCCGCCGGTAAACTCAAGGCATGGGCACGACGCAGAATCACCAGCTTTCGTGTATTCGTTCGCAAACTATTTAGTACATCACCACTACTGAAGAACGTTGTGAGTAAGTCACCAATAATCTGTTTATCCTGCATGCTCAGATTTGGAATATCAATCTCAAAATGATAGGGGCTGGCATAGACACGGGCTTCATACCCATCGCCTACCGTAAACTTTCGTTCTTCCAAAGGTAGTGTTATAGACGTATTGTGTGCTCGCTCTATCCATTGGCGTGCTTGTGTTAACTTGCCTGAATTACTAGGACCTATAAACAACCAAGGAATAGCTAGATATTCCATCTTGGTTGTTTAACTGCTGGCCGTTTTAGGCTGTGCCTGCGGCTAATGTATCCCGTAAGTTACTTAGCGTGATGGCACTCACACTAGTACTAATGAGTGCTGCCGGAAGTAAGACTAACATGGTAATCGCTAAGATAAACTGAATTAAATAGGCCGGATTGTGGCTAAAGTGGTATAGAGATAACGCGTAGGCTGTAAGGGACGCTGCGAAACTGAAGACGCTAATGACTGCCAGTAATTTAGAATTTTGAGCAGAATCTTTCGGAACTAGTGTGGCAAATGTGCTTACGACCACTGTGAAAAGGACTCCACAAATCGCCAGTGAAACATAATAAGGCAAATTTACGCTGGCCATACTCTACCCAACCAATGGATTTTTGTTTACGTTAGCAAAGACACTATTCATCGCTGCGAAGTTCACTGTGCTACCGGGTGGTGTCGCTATAATCACTGCGATACCCAAAAGGATTAAAAGGGTAATCACAATTGGTACAACAAACCGACGAAAATACACATCCTTGATTTCTGGATCCATTTGTAGTGTGTACTGAATAAAATCTTTGCTTTAGTTAAGATTATGGACGCAAGTTTCCAATGTTCGCCGGCTCTTCATCGTCGGGGCGATGAACCCTGCTTACCTGAAAATTCCTTAGAACGCTTACGACGTGTTTGGAATGCTACGCATCCCCGGCACAAAATAGGTTCAACTGGTACACGGAAAGCGACGACAAAGTCTAAGAAAGTAGGCTCTTCGCGGAATTTATGGAAACAACTTCGTGTGAAGATGCGTTCTCACTATCAATGTAACAATGAATACTGTGCCGTGAAGAAGTTACCGTTAGATGCGAAGGAAAAGTCGTCTATGCTAAGCTACTTCCGTCCAGAGAAGCCTCAAGACTGGGACAAGAAGCCAACGCAGTGGCTTGATAGCTTTAATATAGAAGATGTCATGAATCAATACGAAAAGGCTGAGTCAAACTTTGAGTTCATAGGCCCAGTACCGATTGATTTTGATTCCAAGACAGGTTTATGGGGAAAGTGTATCGTGGAAGAGCTTTGTAAACTCAATTTAGCGGAATCAAAAAAGCGAGGAAAGACGAAGATAGGGATTATCTTTAATCTTGATCCTCACGACCAACCAGGTAGTCATTGGGTCTGTGCCTTTGTTGATATGGAAGCAAGTGCCGCCTACTACTTTGACAGCTACGGATACGAACCCCAGCAAGAGATCACAGACTTTTTGGCTAGGATGAAATCACAGGGGATCGCAAATGTCTATTACAATGACATCCGGCATCAACGAAAGGGCAGCGAGTGTGGCATGTACTGCCTCTTCGTGATTATTTGCCTACTTCGTGGCCGTAAGTTCTATGATATTTGCTCCAAGGTCGTTGATGATGATACAATGAACGCATTTCGCGATATCTTATTTGCCGAAGAAAAGCCGCGACGCGAGGCGGTCGAGGAAGCCTTGCCGCGGTTATGTACGTAAAAAGTCTAAACAACCAGTTATGTACACACAATAGAACGATGTCCCAACGCGGAACTAATCCCCCGAACGCTTTTTTAAATGGTCCAAATTATCAAAAGGTTGTTGGTTTCTTACGTCAGCACTATAGTACTAAGTTAGGAACAAATGCGATACCCGAGCGTATGGACGCACGTCTTCAGAAGACAGTCCAACACTACATGACTGAGGTCTCGCGGATCCAGGGTAATAAGCCTGTTCCGACCTTGAACCAGGAAGTTGTCCGTGAGACTGTGACTAGTATTGATAACTGGCTGAAGAAGCAGGAATCGGCTATGGCACCCACTACGGCTACTGTGGGTGTCTTTTCAAGAAACACAGGCGGCGACGACTACTCCAAGATGTTTACTGATACAAACTCACGCTATGAATCAATGATGGCCGAACGTACTCCCGCACAAGCTACGGTTCCTGCCATGCCTGATTTTAGTATCGGCAACACTATGCTGGAATCAGAGGAAGACCCTGTTGTTCTCATGGAACGCATGGCGAAGCAGCGCGAGGATCAGGCTAGGTCCCTAGGCATAGTTAGTGCCCCTAAGCTAGAAATCAGGGAAGAAGTGCCTCCAAATAGTGCCGCTCCTACACCTCCGCAAGCCGAGGCACCACCGCCACTGCTGGCTCCGCGTCCTCAGGACTATATCATTCCGCAGGAAGATGTTCAGAAGTATCGTGAGACCGAGTTCAATATCTTCTTAACCTCGTCCGATCGTGACTGGCTACGCAACAACACAGAAAACCGCTATAATTTTACAGTGAACTTTAACGCACGCACAACCAAGAACAACGCATTCAACTACAATGCGGCACTACAGAACCGGTTCCGCAATATCCAACGGATTGAGTTCGTAAAGTCTATTGTGCCGATTGAGGCATTGACAACACTTGTCCGTGTGACTGGGGCAACACCAACCTACGATGTAACTCGTGTAGTAAACGTGTTTGCCATGCCCTTCGTAGGTATCCGTATAGCCGAACTTGAGAACAACGGATTTAGCACAACTGTCAATGAGGATAGCACCTTTGCCATTGTACAATATGATACCTTCTGGTCTAGCGATCTTCTGTCCCAGTCGGTGAATGGTACATCTGCCGCACCTATCCTCACCAAGTCTGGATACACCGGTCTAATACCCAAGTTCTTAAAAACACAGAAGATCTACACACCTACACCGCTCGCAACGTTACAGCGTCTCAGTATTCGTATTGAACGTCATAGTGGCGATCTTCTATCGACGGATAGCGATGTTCAGATGGTTCAGCGGATCTGTATGAGCAGTGCCTTTTCAACGATAGGTACTGGTCTACCTTTGTACGCGGATCAGGGATCGGCAGCCCAGAACTCCTATATCTTTGTACAGACATCTAAATATTTCCCCTTCAGTGCTATAGCCGAAGGTGACAATATCTTATTCCAGGGCTACACACCGACTACAGTCAATCCTGCGGCCAACGACTTTGCGGCCTATATTAACCGCAGCTCTGGTCACTACGTAGTCGCTGTTGCCAACGTAAGTTCTGGTACTGTTGTGGATGGACGTAACGCAGCAGGATACTGTAACGTAATTGTACTACGCAGTCGGTTTGACGACCCTACTACAGGTAGTGTAGGACGTGGATCAAGCTATTTTGGTAGTGGGTCTTCTGCTGAAACCACATTCGCAGGTCTATTAGATGATACTGGTAACGAACCCAATCAGACCGCATCTGGCCTTATTAACTTATCGCGTCAAGTACAAGTTGTTCTTCGTGTAGTTACACGTGATATGGATAGCACGGCGAATATTCGTCCCGATAACGTATAAAACTTTGAACAGGCAGGACCTATAAAATTCTCTGGCATTTCATGGCAGGCAATTTTCGCAGAAGAACGTAGAAGATAATGAGGCCAGAAGCCGTATTACTAGCACTCATTGTGCTAATTGTCATATTTGTATTTGTTATGCCTATGACCCTTACTCCTAAAAAGGAGGGCTTCGCGGGCAGTGGCATTTCTCTCTTTGATTCCTACATGGGTGATCCGGCTGGCTACAACAAAGTGGGGGCTAAGAAATACAACAAGTTCGCTGATGTTCAAGATGTTACGGTTCAAAATTATGCCCACGCAGAAACCGACAGAGCCATTGACTTAGCATCCAATACACTACGTGCAGCGTTGACCACACCATCGATTGTAGTGGACCCCACCAGCAAGACATTTGAAGGTGTTAGCCCCGATGTTCCGGCAGTTGGGGTAGCACCTATGAACCAAATTGTCTTGGAAGCTCGCAAATGCGAGGCACTCAATAGTCGCGATAACTGTAAATCACTTGACGATCCGAACTATAAGAACTGTGGTGTTTGTATTAAGGACCGCACAACGCTATTCAAGAACCAGAATGATCCTTATAAACATGGTGGACTATTAGTCCTTCCCGATGACCGTCGTGATGCTGTAGCCGCACACGGTTATCGTCCAGGACCGGTTCAGTACACATCAACAGTAGGAAACTGTCCCCCAGGATACCTATTTGTTGATCGTGCCTCCTGCGAAGAAGGTGCGAATATGTTAGACTGTAAGGAAGCTGGTGAAAATGGTGGGTTTAACAATGGTCGTACAAGTGAGGGTAAGGATGTGATTGGCACAAAGTGTGCTAATGTTCCTGTCACAGGTAACGATGCCTTTGTTTATGATACTAAGAACCGTAGGTTTGATGTCAATCTGCGTGTGCTTACACCTACTGGCACTGGAATCACCAGGGTCTACGTTACGGATAAGGCCTCTGGCCGACAAATCGGCTTTGCTTCCAACGAGAGGCCAGGCGTAGCCTTTTTGGTTCCTGTCAAGAACGTTACAGAAGCCCAAACACTTGATGTGACGATCGCCCAGGAGGTACCTCATCGTAATAAGGGCAAGGCCGAGGTGTTCCAGTACTCTGTGGACACAAACAGCCAAAGTCCTACATGGTATAACCAGACCATTGCAACAAGTACCAATGTATGTGCTCGAATTGGAGCACGCATCGCCACCGATGCGGAACTCCAGCAGGCATTTACAGATGGGGCACAGATATGTAGTTGTGGAAATACATCGTCCACGAATGTATACCCAGCCCAGTCCAGACACAACAGTGGTGGCTGTGGTGGCACTGGCTTGAATGCCTGCCCTCTCAGTGGTAGCTGGAACAATGGACGTGGACAAACATGGTGCTTTGGTGTTAAACCACCCAATTCCAGCAACAACCAGTGGTTTACACAGGTCGCAGCCTGGTTTAACACCTACGGTGATCAGAGTTCACCCAGCCAAGCCGATCAGCCTAGTATCTGGTCTAAGTGGGGCAATGACTACCAGGCTCCTGCTCGCCGAGCGGTCATCATGCAGTGGGAGCACGCTACGGATAGCCGTCGCATGGCCCAGCCCTTTGAGCCGTCTATCACAGCGGTCAATGATATGGGTCCCAGCTCGACCAGCAGTGACGGTCTCAAGACATTCAAAATCCTTCGTCGCTTTGGAACATTCAAGAGCAGCACACTTATTACGGCTCCTCGTCCAGCCTCAAGAGATCCCATGGTCACATCCCAATTCTGGATTTGGGGCAATCTTGAAAAGTCGCAGACAGTCAAGTTTACGGCACAGGTTCCAGGCACATTCTTAACACCTATCTACAAACAAGACTCGGCACGTGCCCCTCGTGGACAATTGATATCCAATCCTGATACCTTCAAACTCTTACAAGTCTCGCCGTGCTTGAAGGAGGGTCAGGTCGCCGGTAAATACAGCGATGCGTGCTTGGCCAATCTTTTCCTTGGCAGCGGTGGTGATATTGGTATGGGAAAGATCGCAACAAATGGCATGGTCAATCCTTACGATGGAAGCACAGGCAATGGTCTCAAGGATCTGAATAAGCTCGGTGATATGGATGCCATTAGTGGCTATCTTTCTAATCTCTACAGTCTTGCAACAACAGGTCGCGATGCCGAAGGTGTCAAGGTGGGTGGTGGTAATGGTAAGGCTCGTGCCTTGGCCGTGAATACGGCGGCACAGTATATGTTCGGCTTTGACGTCACATCACCCTGCGAGGATGTGGAGGAAGACGCACAGGGCACGATTATCATTGTACCACGCAAGGGCGGTCTTGATGCTGACTGCCTCCAGTGGCTCTGGCAGAACACAGGTTCAGACAGGGATCGCTACAATGAGGATCCAACACGGTTTGCGGCTCCTCGTAAGGGTGGTGTTTACAACACATATACTACGATCGCCGATCGTTTCAGTGGTTTACGCAATCATGAAGGAACACCTAATAAACGCGAAGCGTCGCCGTTCCAGACATGCCAAGCCACTGGCACAATGGCTCCCATTGATAAACAGGGCAAGCCCAATGCGAAGAATATTGCTCTAGCCAATACCAAGGGAGGTATTAATCAGGTTCAGTGGTGGTACGACACCATCCACAAGGCTGCCAACTACGGTGGCGGCAGTAAGGATCCAGGGGCGATGGCGAACCACGCAGAATATGTAGCCCAGTGCTATGGAATGAATAAGGCGTTGGACTCAACAGCTGGTAATAAGAGTTGCGGTGTTGGAGCACGCTATGTGTATATCATAGCTTCGGCAGTCTTTCCTTCCTGGGATGCCGCCTGTATACAACTACCCCAGGTGGAAGTCTTTGATGCGAATGGAACTGAGATCGCACAAGGAAAGCGTACAGCCGCAGGTACTCTTTGGCCCGGCACAACTAGTGGTATGGCGGTGGATGGCAAAAAGTATGCACACAGCCACGGCGAGGGTGAGTACCACAATCTCTGTCGCACAAATGATAACGAGTACTGGATGGTGGATCTTGGTAAGAACTATGATGTCTCCAAGGTTAAGGTATACCAGCGTACAGACTGCTGCCAGGGTAGGCAGTATGCTGCACCTGTTCAGCTCAAGAACGAGAGCAATCAAATCGTAGCCCAGAAATGGCTAGGACAGGGTCAGTGGCCCAATATGCCTAACATGACCTATACTCTAAACTTTACAGGCGAGGATACAAAGGCAGCGTATCTACACAATACAATGGCACCTGGAAGTATGGTTTCCTTACAGTCCTCAATCTCCTGGGACCGTGTCTTACGGCACGCTGGGTTTGCCGGCTGGGTACATCCTCCTGACCAAGGCACCAATTCTCCTCGCTATAGTCCCTTACAAGCAAAGGATGCCTCGTTTATTGTTCGCCCTGCTAACAACGGACGCTCAGGCTTTATTAGTTTTGAGTCCGTGAACTTTCCTGGTCATTACCTACGGCACGCAGGGTTCCGCATCTGGTTACACTGGCGTGACGGCAGTGGTCTCTACAACGAAGACAGTAGTTTCAAGCCTGTACCCGCACTGAACAATGACTTAACTATGATGAGCTTTCAGTCGGCGAACTTTCCTGATCACTACCTAGTGGCTCACCGCAACGGTCCTGACCAGGCATGGATACAGCCCTGTAACGGAAATAACGGATGGGATGCCCAACACGGCTCCTGGAAGGTTATCCAAGCCTTGGCCTCCTAGACACATAGATCTCTATTTTACTCAAATTCAAATCCTGTGGATTCGAATTTGACCACACACGATAGAAGGGAATATGGCCGCGTGGTTCATACTCGTAGCAATCATTATTGTATGTTTAACAATCTTGATGTATACACGGTCTACTAAAGAAGGCTATTTGTCCTATGAGGATCTTGTCAAGAGTGCTAACCCATTCGCTGGTCAAATGAAGTTTGCGAACACAAATGGTACGTTCTTTAGAGATACAGCCCAAAAGGGTATCTTTACAAATCCCGGATTAAGCCTAGCTGGTCTGAATGCTGCCGTAAAACAGCCCGATATTTACTTAGCAACCACAACAGACCGTGATTATACAACGTTTTTTGCTCCAGATCCAGAGAGTGCCTATACAGAACAGGATAGGGCTTTTTGTAAGCAGGCACTGTATCCTCTAGACTTACCTGCTCGTCCAAAAAATAGTAGAGTCGGATGTGGTTGGTATTTCCACCCTACACAGCAATCGGTTGGTGCTCTAGGTACAGTCGATGGTCCTATTTTTAAGGATGGTCTACCTGGAGGTGGCACATATTACTGGAATCTACAAGATGCGGCTCTTAAGGAGGATTTTAAGAAGTGTAAGCGTATTACCAGCTGCGACCTTATTGATACACCTGGTATCAAGGGGGTCTGCGGATGGTGTGGTCGTCTTGGTCGTGCTATACCCATAAACTCATCAGGTGCTGAAAAGTATCCAGATGTTGTTGACGAGGAGGCCTGTGGCGAAGACGTTGTAAATGGAGCAGATAACTGTCCTCAGCCTGATCCAGAACCTGTGCTTACACCCGATGGTGAGGATTGCGGAACGTATGGCTATCCAAGCCGCGATAACAGCATTCGTCTGTACAACAACAACGATTGTGCGGCTCTAGGTGGTAATTCGGCTGGTAATGGCGAGTGCCTGAAGCCTCAGGGCGGAAGTTATAGCTGGGATTGCCGTGCTCTGAATGTTCCGATTACACAAAAGCCTGCTCCTATTACTGCCTGTACACCTGATGCTCGTGGACGTCTAAGCCGCCAGTGCTTAATCCAAATCGCACTCGGTTTAGGATTTACAAAGCAAGGCGGCATTTACAAGATGCTTAATACAACCAACGGTCCCAACGCCAATGAACAGTTGGCGATCCAGTATTTAACCGGTTCAGGTGTCGCAGTCCCCAGGGCAGTATTAGGAGACGGTAATATTGATAAGGCTAGTGCGGCCAATGTGTATATGAGAATTTACAATACAATCACTAGTGGCAGAACCAATCTCAATCGCCAAGCTGCTAAGTTACTAGCCGTCGGTACATCTGAATTTGATCCCTGTTCATTGGAAGGCTCACAGAGGGGTCCCTTTGATACTGTTTGCTTACAGCGTGCCTTCCGTTCGGCGGGTTGCCAGCCCGCCGGTGCGGCACATCCCAATGCCTCAAATGTGGCGGCGATCTCAAATATGACATGGGATCAGGTCAATGCTCAATTCAAGAAGACACACGATGATATGAAAAACAGTGACTCCAAGATACAGGATAAAGCCATGAAGGACTGCGTTGGTTTCCAGTACACCCGTAAAGATCCTCCCTCGTGTGCGGATCCTGGTATGGAGTACTTATATTACAGTTGGAATTGGGGTGAGATGCTCAATTACAATGGTAGATGGTACGCAGCCATCGTGGGACGTAAGATAGCCGCAGGAGGATTTGAAGATATAAATGTTGGAGGCGGTTGGATTACTGAAGCACAGCGTCATGACTATGTGGCCGTCAAGATCCGCACAGTTGTCAAATCACAGACGCCTATTAGTGGTCGGCTCGACGCGTGGACAGATGATGGTATGCGTGTTTGGGTTAATGGTCAAATGATCATCAATGCGTGGTGGGATCAGGCCCCAACCTATTACGGTGCGGGCGTAAATATGCCAGCCGATCAAAGGAATACAATGGAATTTGCTTGGTTCGAGACCGGTGGTGGTGCCACACTAATTGCGCGAAACGTTATGGACAAAATCAATCCAGTCTGCTCTTTACCCTATCCCAAGGACGCACCGTTTATCCAGTTTGACTTTTTCCGTGGTCAACCAATTGATATTCACAATACAGTTTATAGTCAAGCACAAAATTTGGGCTGGACGTCGCGTGGTGGTCGTCAAGGAGCCTATTTTGGCGAAAACAGCTTTATCCAGATCCTAACACCTATCCGTATGAAAATAATCAAAACCTATACCTTCATGGTTTGGTGGGACGCAAAGCCGAATGCTGCCATTTTGTTGAATTTGGGTGACGAGGCTCACAATCCAAATTTTATTGAAATTCAAGTAGCTCTCCAAGGTGGGGCAGCTAAGCTGAGAGCCGCCCTCCATAACCCTGGCCAGTGGTATTTACATGTTGATTCTTCGCTCAACTCCGAAGTAGGTCGTTGGATCCACTATGCTGTACAATATAATGATAATGGGTTCACCATATTCCAGGATGGTGGGCTCGTTGGCACCTTAAACACACCACAAAGACCTGATTTTATTTGGAAATCAATCCACATTGGTCGCCGCAAAAACTGGAATCCTAAGACGGAGTCCTTAAACGGAACTGTTGGCTTTGTACATATGTATGATACCAGACTATCATCAGAGCAAATAAAGGCCGATATGAAATATTGGGATAATCCAGATTATGCAAGCAATTCAATTCCTAGATTTGAAACCAATGGTGTTAATTGGCGTAATGCTTATTTCTAAAGATCCTGATCACGGGTATAAAGGTGACGAGAACATACACAGTAAATATGAATACTTGGCCATCACCAATTGACCACGCATACATAGTGTGTAGTAAAGAACATGAACCTAAACGATATGCGAAACTAAAGGCATGGCTTGACGATCAAAAGATGGATCCATCCTGCTATACATTCTGTTACTTCAAACATAGTTCAGATATTAGTCCTGAAGATGCATTTAAGGCATATAATCCTTGGAGTGATCGTCCTAGTGTCAATGGTGAGGAAAAACAGTATACTCGGTATAATATGAAATTATCTGAAATCTCCTTGTGTATTAATTGGGGATTTACAGGTATGTCGGCAGTGAAAAAGAACCATCCTTCGGCTGTATTAATTCTTGAAAGTGATCCTGTGTTCGAAGATGGATTTCTAGAAAAACTTAGTGTGGCTCTGAAGAAACTAGACGGCAAGGAATGGGATTATTTATCTATTGGTGATGGAGTTGGCCTGCGGCCACACCGTCCAACAGGTACGTCTGAAAGAGACTGGTTTCATTCCGTTAAACCTTATTACCACACACGCACAACAGTGGGGCAAATATTCAAAGTGTCTATGCTAAAGAAAGTGTTAAGTACATTCTTTCCGTTTTCTGAGCCTCTTGATTGGGAATTAAATTACCAATTAACACGGCATGCGGCAAAATCATTGTGGCTAGATCCTATCTTGATAAAGAATGGTAGTGTAGTGGGCGATACTAAGACTTCCTTGTGAGCTAAGTTACGCCTGTTGAAGTGTTGCTAGTCCCCTGAGAACACGCTCCTTGTTCTTCTTCGTGACACCAGGATACGCTGACATGGTAGTAAGCACTGCTATTGTGCCTATGCGTTGTATGGGAGGAAACTGTAGTGTTTTACCAACAGTCTCCTGACGAAAAAAGTCGTTAATATACCCATTAATTCCGCCAAAAATCTTTACGTTTTTGGCAAAGAGAAATGTTTGGACTTCTTCGGGATTCATGCCTGCTAGAATAAATTGTAATTCATCACGTGTAAGGGATCGCAGATCCGTTACGCTTGCTTGTTCAACGATGCTTAAGCCATCCGCTAGACGCATTCCTAATTACGGCGTGTGTTTTTGCGGTTCTTGCGGTTCTTGCGTG